CAGTGTCTGGTAATTGCGTAAAATTCAAACCGTACATTGTTTGACCAGTACCAATTGTATGCGACGCGCTCAAAGTGTAAGTGCCTGTGCTACCAGTGCCTGTACCCAACGCAGTAATAATTGTGTTTGACGTAACACTTGCGCCTTGCACAGTTTGGCCTACGTACAGCGTGCCGCTTGCGACAGCTGAAACAGTCATTGTTGTGCCAGACACTGTTGCTGTGTAGCGTGCGCCAACAGTTGCAGAATTCATTGCTTGTGACGATACTGTCTGACTAACGTTGACTGTGTATGTGCCAACGCCGCCTGTACCTGTGCCCAAAGCAGTAATTACTGTTTCTGGCGTTACGTCTAAACCAAACAACGCTTGATTGGCAGCAATTGAACCGCTAGTAATTGCTGTTACAGTAAGCGTTGTGCCACTAATTGAGCCAGTAAAAATTGCAGATGATGGTGACGAAATGCGCCACGTATAACGATGCGCACCGTCTACGATGTAGACGTTGACGCCGTTGTCGCTGATGCCAACGCGCCCTGTAGTCGTGAGTAATTGCCCGACCATTTTAGGGATAAAGTCAGAAGTCATTACGTAAACGTAAGCACCAACAACTGCAACTAACTGCGCGCCGCCAGATACAGTGCGCAAACCGCGCACTTCTTGCGCGTTTTTAAACACTGTTTTCGGAGTCAAACCCGGCGTCGGATATAGCGACACAACGCCGCGTTCGCCGCCCTGCTTTAGCGGATCAATCTCAGGGCGCCAATTAATGCACTCCTGTCCTTCTTGATAAATAGAAGGCGCTTCGTAGCTCGGACCGACAAAGCCGAAATCAGCCATTACACAAACCCACCGTGCAGAATAAAGCTCGCATCTTTACGTTTGCCAGAAATCAACACGTCGTTGTACGTGGCCACTTGTGGCGGTCGCATATTCGTGCGTTTAACGGTTGCTTTTCCTTGCGCAGCAAATGCAGTAATCATTTGAATTTGCGTTTGCGACGCTTTACCGTACATCGGCATTAATCGTTCAGCCAAACACCAGCGCAGGGCCATCATGTAACCTTGTGGCAGGGCGAATGTGTCATAAAGCGTGTTGTAACGCGCAAAGACGGTATCGGCGAACAGGTGCATTTCGCCCTGCGCCGGGTTTGGCCATAGGTAAATCGTTCCCAATGTCTCAGCTGGCATGTAATACAACGCTTTTGGCCACGGACCGTTAAGGGATTTAAGACCGATTACCGCATACTGATCGACGTTTAAAACTGCTACTGGATAATCCAAACCGCCGCCGTAGATTGGCGCGCCGTTGCTTGTTGTAGTCACACGCACAAAAGCAGACGTGATCGCTAATGGGCGTTGGTAGTAAGCTGAAATTGTTGTGCTTGCAACAGTTTGCGATACGCTAACTGTGTATGTGCCGGCTTCGTTTACGTTGCCACCTGCGCCAGAAACAAAGCCAACGATTGTTGTGCCCGACGTGACGCCAGTGCCAGAAATCGTTTGACCAATAGCCAGCGCGCCTGATGCAATTGCCGTGACCGTTAGCGTTGTACCGCTAATTGAGCCTGTAAAGCTCGCGCCGACCTGCCCACCGGGTCCAATCGTGTATTGGATTTGATTCTGCGTAGTCGGGAAAATGATCTCACTTTTGTAGTAGATCATCATTGATTCGTTCGACCACTGATCGATCATGTCATTTAGCATGTCGAACGCGTCTTGCGCAGCTTCTGGCGTGGGCGTTTCGCCCGCCTCAAGCGCGCCAATATCTTTTAAAGCGCGGCTGATAATATCAATTGGCTGTGTCATTTATGCCCCAAATGCCTTGAAAATCTGTGGTTTCCACGGGGGGACAACAGTTCGTCTTGACTGTAAAGACGCCAGTTGATCTTCCAGATTAGATTTTATAATAGAAATCCCGTCGCGCACAGCTTCTTGTTCAATCCATTGCGCGACCATTTGCTCGGTGACCTCAAGAAATGGCACGTTCTCTTTTGGCTCATTAAACCACCAGTTGCCCTCAGTTTCTACTGTGCAATCATCTTCCTTTGCCGTGACGTGATATTTGGCGTGCGTAATTACGTCGTTTTCGGCTGAAATTTCTAATATTTTCCAATCAAAAGTGGCCATAAAAATCCTTATGTCAATGTCACCGTTTTATGGTTTTGGGTACTTAGCTTTTACAGCGAGACATGCGTCAATGTACGCTTGCACCTGCGCTTGGTCACCTTTGACTATGCCATCTAGGTAATCTGTAATAGGTGGGTATTCTGCGGATCGTTTCGCTTTGTACGCATTTGGGTCAACCCAATCAAGCAACTCTTGCTCTGTCGGTTTTACTATGTCTTCAGATAACCACGTAAGGCCATCATAGGTATCGCCATTTAATGTCCATTTTGCGGTTGGGTATAAAGCAAATAATGGTTTGGTTAAATCAATCACGCCGCAATCTCCATGACTGTTATGTAACTAACACCTCTATACATATCTGCCGCATCAGTATCAGAGCCAGTTCTGTTTATGTACGTTCCTACAGTAATACTGGAAACTTGCACACCATAAGTAATTGCTGATGTTGTTGCTGGAGAATCTAAATAAGTTAAACTTTGATGCAGCATCATCAGTAAATAACCCGCAGCAGAACCTCGATAAGCACTACCAGCAAACGAACCTCTTGAACGAGAACCTGCTGCATCTGCTAAAGATAACTGCGTCGTACTAGCACCAATGGTTCTTGTTAATTTAGCAGCACCGCCTTGAGCATTTTCAGCCGCAATACCCAGATTACAAACAACAAGTATTTTGTTAGATGAACTAGTTGGAGTAATTGATACAGTCAATCCCGTTACAGCGGTATCTGTAACTGTTGCGCTACTAACAAAAGTATCTGTTTTAACTGTTTGCAACACCTGCAATATAGACCCAGTAGGCAATCTAGCAGCAGCAATTGTTCCTGTAAGCTGAGATGCGGCAATACTTTTATTGGTTAATGTCTGCGTATCAGTCGTTCCAACAACAGTGCCCGCAGGGTTGCCAGTGCCACCCGCAGGGAAAGTAACGCCTGTGCTTCCGTCAATTGTTGTGGCCATTATTGTGCCTTGTAATTAGGGTCGTGCGGCCATTCCACAACAATTGCTGCTTGTAGCGCGGCAACACCCGCAGCCGCATTGATTGCAGTGATTGCATGCCCTGCGGCCGTGCGTACAGCGGCGCGATAAGCCAGCCAATCAGCGGGGGCAGGCGTGCCGGTTTCTGTGGCTTTAACAATCATCCAATCAGATGGCAGCAACAAACTATACGCAGTAGCGTTAATGCTTGTAACCCACTGTGTTTTTAATCCAGCTAAATCTTTTGGCGTATTTGTGTAAGTACGCACAGCGCCATTAAGTTCGCTGCTGACCCAGTAAAAACGGTCATCTTCTGGTGCGTTTGCGTCTGTCACTTCTTGCAAACCAAGCGCGGCTTTTTCTTCCGGCGTAGTCAGGTTCAGCCAATTCTGTGGATAAGCAGTGCCGTCAATTTCAAACGACTGCCCTTCGTTAAGGTATTGGTTAGATGCGGCACGATAAAACATAATTACCTCGCAAGAGCGTACTTAAATGGGTTTTCAGCAAAGGCGGCGTACACATAAGTGCCACCCGAAGCATTGATGTAAACAGGACTAGAGCGGATTTTAAAACCGTTAGACAAGAAATCTTCTGCCCTGTTTGTAACATTTGAATCTTCTGCATAGTTTCCATTTGCATACAAAGTCAATATCGCCACATTGTAGGTGCTTCTAGAAGAATCCATCATAATCCAGTCATCTGCTGAATCGGTGCGTTTAATCATAATAAATCTTGGTCTAAACCCAGTAAACACAAAAGGCCCATCTGTCGAACCGTTACCAGTGTACGAACCAAACGCGCTGTAGCCAGCAATAGCGGCGAAGCAATAGGCAACGATATTGTCGTTGTTTGTATATGCTGCCGTTGTCATCGAAAACACGGTGCTAGTTGGTGCTGCCGCAAAATATCCAGCCACCGCCCCGCCAGTGCTGTTTAAGATAAGCCGTTGCGTATAACCCAACGAAACGTGATACACATCCCAATTCACAGCCGCCGAACGGTCTTTCACAATAATAAAGCTAGGCGCAACACCCAAGCCGTGACCGATGGTGTTGGTAGCTGACGTAGAAAACGTCCATGTAACAACACTAAACCCAGCGGTTTGGTTAACGCTAACAGTGGATGTTCTGTTGCCATCCGTATTGGATGACGATGAGCCAGCACCGGCAAGCCATTGCCAACCGACATAAGTAGCCGTATTGGTGTTCATTTGAGCCAGCGCACCAACAGTAAAGCCCGTGCTACCAAACGCAGTTAAGCCTGTTGTCTCTGTTGTCTCTGCTGTTGTTGTGTTGCTCTCTAACTGTTTTTGCACACCACGAACAGAGTCATATAGCGCATGGTCTGTTGCACCACTTCTGCCTTTTACCCAAACAAAATCAGGTTGAAATGACGCAGAGCCAATTGTGTTAGCAATCGTCCGACTTGAGCCTGTACCCGTATACAACGTAGCCGCCATATACCCCGCACCATTCGCAATCGTCGGCGTTGTGATGTTTTGAGTACAAAGTGCTTGATAACCGGATGGCGCAGTGTAGCTAAAAGCGCGTTGCCCAAAATTCCAGTTTGATGTGCTATTAATGTGCCCGGTTGCAAAATAAAATTCACCCGCAGTTAATCCGGAATTTGCAGATGTATATTGTGTTGTTTGTAAAGTGTTATTTTTATAAAAAGAAATTGTCAAATTGGTTGCATCAAAAGCAATCCCAATTACGTCTCCAGTTGTATATGATGAAACCATTGCAAGTGTTAAACTGTTGTAATACAAACCACCGTCATTGTTATATGACCATGTGTTTGCTTGAAAGCCTAATCGAGATGTTGGCGCGTAACCTAGTTTTGCAATTCCAATCGTTCCGCCATAAGTATTAGACCCGACGGTCATTTCTGCATACCATTTGCCGCTAGTCATGGCAATTGTAGAAACTGTGGTGGCGTATGTGCCAACCTCTGTCATTGTTAAATTGCCGTTTGATAAAGTTACAGTACTGCCCAATGCAAGCGGATTTAATACAGCATAATTCCCACGCACCTCACCACCAGCTCCAGTGTCCGAACCATATGGTATTGGCGTATCAACCATTGAATCGTAGGTTGCGCCAGTAGTCACCGAGATGTTATTTGGTGTCCAGTTGTTGCCGTTGCCGCTTGAGTCCTTACCAATAGTCGTAGCAGTGTTGTTGCTGTTATCCGAGAAGTTCAGATAAAAGCCATTTGTGCCATACGTTCCGGTGTATTTAGTCGGCCCCCACACGCCAGTTGTCGTGCTGGTTGCGCCGAACGATGATGGCGTTAAAGCCTGACCGTCGATGAAGTTGATTTCGGTTAGGTAGCCGTCAAAATAAAAACCAGCGTTTGTATGAGCACCGATGCGATGTATATTCGCTGTGTTCATAAAAGTAGAATTTAAGTTTTGTGCTGGATATGTGGCTGTTGAAAACGAAGTGAGTTGCACCCCGTTAACATATATTTTAATTCTGTTTGTAGATGTTGCCTGTGTAGTGTCCACAGCAAGCACAATGTGATACCACGCGCTTGGATCACGGTATACAGACGAAGAAATAAGTGTTGATGTTGCACCTTGATCGGGCGTGAAATAAAGTGCGCCAGCTGTTGTATCAAAAAACAAGCCATCATCACCACCAGTAACTTGCCCTGCGGTAAAAAGGGCGTAATAAGTCCCCGCAGCAACAAGACCTCTTTTTACCCACCCAGACCAAGTATAAGTTTGCCTGTTACCGGAGGCGGCTGGTGTTCTTTGAAAGTAAGCCGAAGCAGACGAACGCAAGCGAACGCTGCGGCTAATCTGATAGCCGCCAGTATTGCTATCAAAAAACAGGTCTTTTGCTGCAAACATATTATTGGTATGCCTGTTGGAAAGCGCCGTACCAGTTTGTTCCGTCGCTAAAGAATGACAAAATGTCCCAACGTGATGCGGTTGTAGTCAGCGTAGGCGCGGTGTTGGCAGGCCACTTGACGCTCGTAAACGTGCCAGAAAAACCACCCGAGCCGGTGCTAACAATTAAGATAAATGATTTGCCAGCCACAGCAGTGGGCATCGTAAACGTACAGTTACCCGTCATTGTCACGGTCTGAAACGTGCCTGATGCAAGCGACAATGTTTTGGATGTGCTGCTGTTACCAATAGCAACCACGGCCTCGGTGTAAGCGCCAGACAAGTTTAAGCTCTGTGCGGTATCAATCGTTACGGCAGTTGTTGTGCCGTTAGACGCAAGAATTAACGATGAGGCAGATGCCACCTTACCGACAAACGTAGCGTTTTGGCTTGTATCAAGCGTTACCGCCGTTGTGCCGCCGCCGCCTGTGTCGTTTGTCTTTAAAACAAGCGTTCCATCCGTGTTGCCTGTAATGACAATTGGATTTGATGAACCTGTGCCCGCTGTAATAATACTCATAAGACTAGCCACCTTTGTCCAGAAGATACGGTTACGGCCACACCGCTATTAATTGTGATCGGCCCGACACTATGCGCGTTGAATCCGACGCCGATTGTGTAATTTGCGCTAACAGAAGTGCTGTTTACGATAATGCCGTTGCTTGCAACGATTTCTGGCGATTTAAATTCGCCCGTAGACGGATTGTAATTCAGCTTTGTCGAGCTGACATATTCTGTGCTAACAGTGCCGCTTGTTGTAGCCGCAAATAACGGGTAACGCGTTGCGTTTGTCGTTGTATCGTCTGATAGCGTAATAGTTGTGCCGCCACCGCCAGCTGCCCACGTAAATGCAGAACCGTTCCACGTTAGCGTTGTGCTTGAAACAGTCGGCGCCGTAATGTAACTTGTTGCGCCAGCACCTGTTTGATATGGGATTTGATTGGCAGAACCGCCCGCGATGTTGGTTGCGGTTGTCGCACTTGTTGCAGACGTTGCTGTTGCTGCGTTGCCGCCAATTGATAAACCAGACGCTGTGCCCGTCAAATCAGTACCAGCACCGCTAAACGATGTGGCCGTAAACACGCCGGTTGACGGCACATATTGCAGCTTTGTTGAGCTAACGTATTCTGTAACTAAATTGCCCGTCGTTTGATTTGCAAATAACGGATAACGCGCTGTCGCGGTTGTCGTGTCATCTGTGACCGACGCATAACTGACTGGCGTTGCCCACGTTGGCGCGCTCAAGCCATTAGACTGCAAAAATTGGCCGGCTGTTCCAGCAGTGCTAAATGCGTATGCAGTGCCTGTGCCATACGCCACAGCGCCAGCTGTCGGTGTGGCTGTGCCATTTGTACCGCCATTGGCAATCGGCAACGTACCAGTAACGCCGGTGCTTAATGGTAAACCTGTCGCGTTTGTCAGCGTTGCAGATGTTGGCGTTCCTAAAATTGGGGTAACTAACGTCGGGCTAGTATTTAATACGACGCTGCCCGAGCCTGTTGAGCTTGTAACGCCAGTACCGCCAGAAGCGACGGGAAGCGTGCCTGTCGTGAGCGCAGACGTGCTGGTAGCATAGACTGCACCGCTCGACGTAAAAGACGTTAAACCCGTGCCACCGTTTGTTGTGGCTAGTGTTCCAGCCAAAGTAACAGCGCCACTAGTACCCGCGCTAGGAGTAAAGCCGGTTGTGCCGGCGCTAAAACTAGTAACAGCAGAGCTTGATAGGTTTGACCACGACGGTGCGCCGGCTGAAACCGTTAGCACTTGACCCGTCGTGCCAATTCCTAAAAATGTTGTGTTGTCAGTCGAGCTTTGATACGGCAACGATCCCGCAGTGCCGCCGGCAATGTTTGTCGCTTTGCCAGCAGTCGTTGCTGTGGTCGCGGTTGTTGCGGTTGCAGCATTTCCACCAATGTTTAAAACGGTTGCAGTGCCAGTTAAACCCGTACCCGGTCCCGTAAACTGCGTCGTCGCAGTAACTGTTGTGCCTTTTACGGTCGTTGCGCTTGTTGAACCAATTGTTGTGCCATCAATTGCGCCGCCAGTAATTGCGACGTTATTTGCATCTTGCGTTGACATTGTGCCCAAACCGGACACTTGAGTATTAGCAATTGCAATTGACGTGTCAGCAAGCGCAGTCAATTGACCTTGCGCATTAACTGTTGCGGTTAGCGTTTTTGACGCAGAACCGACTGATGCAGCAGTGACGCCTGTGTTTGTGATGCTAAATTGATAGCCAGTAAGCGTTAAACCTGTGCCCGCCGTGTAAACAGCAGTGTTTGCAAATTGCACAAATGTAACCGCAGTAACGCCCAAAGTGCCGCCGGGTTGCGTAGTTGAAACCCACGCGCTGCCGCCTTGCGTTGAGCCTTTTAGCAAAAATAAATACGCAGCAAGCAATTCATCCCACGTGTTTGCGTCGCTTGAGCGCGACCACGCGCCAGTAGCAGCGACATAAATCCCGTTTTCTGACGCTGTTGCTTGATTTTTGACTAATACACGATCACCAGCTGCGACCGTAATGCCATCAATTGTTAGCAAGCCAGACAAACTAGCAATATTGACAGTTGTGCCGACTAAAGCGGGTTGTTTAAAGCTCAAACCCTGCGCAATAGCATCAACGTAAGCCTGATTGACAATTGAAGTCGGACCGCTAGGAGCAGATGAAATCGTGCCCGTCGTAGTGCTAATGTTTGTAAAATTGCCCGTTGACGGCGTGGTTGCGCCAATCGTTGAGCTATCAATTGTGCTGTCTGTAATGTGCAATCCGCTTTGTAGCGGATTTACTGGTGCAAAAAACGGCGTTCCCGCAGGACCGATTAAGGTAACGGGCGTGTGATCTTCATTAAAAATACCCTGAACCGGTACGATATTAATCGTACTGGTTTTCGCCGTATCATTCGACATTATGCAGCCTTAGTCAGCTTGTGCAGCAGTAATGTAAAGCGTGTTTGTGCCCGATGAAATGCCTTTGATGTAAAACGGCGCTTTTGGCGCAGCAATAAGCACAGGATAATTCATCGAAGCTGGTAAAACGTAAGACGTGCTGCCAGTGCCCGTAGTTGGCACAGCTGGCGTTGCCACAGTGCTTGAATTTGAAAACGTCACAGCCGCAACGCCGGTTCCGGTGTTCAAAAGCTGCACGTAGTTTGTTTGATCGTTTGTATTTGCTTCAATTAAAAGCGCAGAGCTTGCAGATGTAGTCAGATCAAGCGCGTAGGTTTTGCCGCTGACCCGAATGACCGATGTATTAACCATTTATTTATCCTTCGCGGGTAAACAGAAAACCGACCCGCCTTGCGGCGAGCCGGTTTTTTACTGCACGGGATTAAAACTCTGAAAAGTCGTAGCCGTAAACGAAAATGTCAACGGTTCCGCCAGATACGGCAGTGCCCACTTTGACATACAACGTTTGAGCAGACAAATTCACGTTTTTGGTAGCAGACACAACGGTTGCGTTCGTCACGTAAGTAGCGCTAGTGTTGCTAGTCAGCGTTGCGTTCGTCACGATTTCAGTGCCAGTACCGTTCACGCCGGTCCAAATTGCAAGCGCGCCGCTGCTAACGTCTTTGTTAGCGTTGGTGATCGCCACGTTTTGCACGCAGTATGAGCTGGTATTGTTGATCTGCAAAGTCACAATCGAATCGCCCGTTGCCGAAATTGGCACTGCGCTCGCGCTGGCCAACAGACGGATCGCCTGATTGGTAGCAAGATTGCTCGGGTGAATTGTTTGTGTTGATGCTGGTCCGGGATTAGACATTTTGTCGGTTCCTTTCTAGGTTATGGGCGATTAAGCCGCGACGCGGCAAGCAAGTTCAGGGTACAGCGGCGCCCAACCGTACAGAACGTCCAAACGCGTTGGGATGCTGTCGTTGTTGATCGTGTATTGACGAACAACGCGGATCGACATGCCCAATTCTTTGTCGCTTGCGCGACCAGCGAAATGCACACCTTCTGGCAGCTCAAGATCAGCCATCGCAACAGTAAACGCATTGCGGTGCATGATAATGTTCTGCGGCGAAACGGTGCCGGTTTGGTTGAACGGGGTCACAGCAGCAGTGGCCGAAGTCGACGAAATCGTCACGTTCTGGAATTGACCGGCAGTGATAACAGCAGGTGAAACGATCACTGAGGTCGTGCTAGAAGTCGCAACAGTCACGTCAGCTTGCACAACAAAGTTGCGCAATTTGTTCGAGCCATACGCTTGACGGTTCTGTGGGTTGACAGCAAACACGTTGGCGATCTGGATCACGTCACCTTGCTTCAGACCAGCAGTTGCGGTCGTGGCAGTCAAAGCAATCGTCGAAGTCGACGCCCAGCCGGTGCTCAAGAAACCAGTTCCGGTCGTGGTCGCGCACGCCAACGTTGCGGTCGAGTACGAACCAAAGGTATGGGACACAACGTTTTGGTCCATCTTCCAGTTCATGCCAGCTGAGTCACGACCCATCAAGCCTTTTTGATACTGCTTGCCAATCACGTCAGACGGCACAAACAAGCCCTTCAAGCTGTCGACAATCGTCGCAGAAGTAAACGGCTCGATAATGCACGAACGACGACCATCGCGCGGTGCGCCTTCAGCGTCCAGATACGCGCCAGCGGTCAAGTAAGTGATTAAGCCAGTGGGCGGCGTGCCAGCAGTGCCGACGATGTTCGCGGTGTTGTTTTTAGCAAGCACCAAACCGTCGCGGTCGACTTTGTTAGCAATAGCAGCAACAGCGGGCTTCAGCACACGATCACTAAACATGTCTAACGACAAAGCCAAATCTTGCGTCGTAAATTGAGTGTCAACGTGGAATTGCGTGCTGAGAGTAACAGGCACGCTCGTCTCGTTAAAGTCCTCAATGTTGAGCGCAGGACCGGTTGTTCCGATAAAGCGACCCGGACGGCGAACGTTCACAGTGTTGCCGATTTTGGCGCCAACGACTGCAAACTGATCGTCATAGTTGCGATCGACTTCTGACGTGAAAGTCAGTTCGTTTTCGAGAACCATTAAGGCCTCATTAGTAATTTTGCTAATAGTCAATAAATTATTGGCCACGATATTTCCTTATTAAAAAATTAAGTTTTACCGAATTCGACCGGCTTTGCGAGCTTCACGCCATTGTGCATAAGTTCCGTGAAATTCTCCATTGTTATCCACAGCTACGTCTGCACTTTTGCCACTCGCCTTTAACGGACTAATCGGTGCGGGTGCTTTACTGCGCGCCGCGACAGTTTCTTTGCGCTTCGGTTCGTCTTGTTTTTCGAACCGAGCCTCCAGTTTCCCAATCTCTCGTAACGCGCTTACCGTAGACAAACCCGCAATCTTTTCTGCGATTTCGGGATTTTCCGCTAAGTGATACAGAATTTTAGGTCCTGCTTCACTTTCTAAAATCGCATCGCGCACTGCGTCGCTTACTGCGACTTCGCTTGATGCGACCATATCGTCGAAATCCGGAATTTCAGCCTTAGTCGCTTGAATCCGATCGGACCACGTTTTTAACACCTTGTCCCGTTCGGCTTGCGCTTTTGCTTCAGCTTCCTGTTTGTCTCTCTGTTGTAGCGCACGCTCGGCTGAGAATTCTGCCAACGCTTTTGCGTACTCAAAAGCATCTTGAAATTGCTCAGGTTTTGGCTCTTGATCCAAAACATCAGCTTGTGCATTTGGCTGATTCTTTGCTTCAAGAGTTTTTAAGCGTGCTTCCAGTGCTTCACGCGCTTCGCGCTCGCGTGCCGCTTCTTGACGGGCTTGCTCGCGCTGCTTTGTTAGCTCTGAAAAACGTTTCTCAAGTTTAGGATTCTGTTTCTTTTCCTCTGTCGGGCTGGCCTTTTCTTCCGTTTTGTCAGATTCACTCTCGCTGTTTGCTTCAACCGCCGGCTCTGTTTCAGGCGCATCGCCATCAACAGCCTCAGCAGGAGCATCATCAGCAGCTAAACCTAAACGCTGTGCGGCAAATTCAGCCAAATTTTCACTAGTTACAACCATATCAGCCTGTCTAGGCTGTTGTGCTTCTGTCGCTGCTTGCATGGAAATGCACTCCAAGAATTAACCCAATGAAAGCCATTGGTAGCGTTTGTTTCTTACTGCATAAGCGGGTTTTGACCTTGATCTATGTCGCTGGATGCCGCTTGTGCATATTTATATTGCTCTGCGTTGCGTCGCTCAATCTCTTGCAATAAACGACCTGTGTCCATGTGATGCAGCAATAGCTGCACAATTGCGTCAATTTCAGTTTTGTTTTGGCTCGTCACTGCGCGCGTGTTTTGATCGTTAACTTTGACCTCAGCCATCGTTTCAGTATTGTGCGCTTTGCTGGTCACTTCCATCAGCTTGCGCTTAGTTGCGCCATCTTCTTTAATTTGCGCGACTTGACCGCGATTGTTGATCTCAAGCTGCGCTGCTTGCAGCTGTTGCTGCATGTCTTGCATCATCTTTTTCTGCTGCGCAAGCTGCATTTGCGCTTGTGGCGGCACGTCTGATTTTTCGTCAATTTGCGCCATAGGATTAAGCGCGGCCAAACGATCTGCGATCACTTCGGCGCCGGGGAAATCCATGTTTCTAAACATCAAGTCGCCAGCAATGTTAAATAGCTCTTGATTCTGCATCATCGGCATCATCGCCTCGACTGCTTGTATGCGCTTTGATTGATAGCCGGGTCCAGTGTCCATCACAACGTCGTATTCGCCAACAGTAACGTTGTTTAAAATCTGCACGATTGCGCCAGTATCGTCGCGCTTTTGCTCGTTGATTGTCACTAGATCGGGCTGACCATCATCGCCAATGATACGCATAACGCGCTGCGCGTCGTAAATCTTAGGCACTAAATCAAGAATAATTTTGCCTGTGTGACGAATTGAGCGCGTCAAATTGTCGTAGTAGTGAAACGTTGACAAATCGATTTGCTGCTGTTGGCCGTTAATTGCTTTGCCAGACAAATTGCCTGTCGGCATCTGATTGGGATCAAAAATGCCAATCACAGTTTGCAAATCATTACTGATTTGCGCAGCCGCAGTCATAATGCCAGTTGGTGGTGGCTCGGGTTGCAAGCGAGTCGGTGCTGGCGCTACGCGGCCGTCAATGTCAGTTTGTTTATAACGCAAAACTGGCGTCGACTTGATATTCGCCATCGCCCAATCGGTTTCGTGGCCTTCGTCTTGACCTTCAGCCAACAGCCATTTTGCTTTAGGCGCAAGCGCAACGCTTTCAGTCATTGAGGTCGACCAAAAGTTATACATGCGCTGCGGGTCTTTAGCAAAACGCGTGATGCCGTACTTTTTGCGCTTGTCTTGAATAATGAGCTGCTGTCCGTAGCACGGCACGATTGGAATGTAACGACCCGGCCAATCTTTTGAATCCAGCACTTCCATTGCGGTCAGCTTAACCCACTTGATTTGCTTGCGATACGAATCGCGCTTTTCAAGAATCGTAATGCCAGCTAGTGCAAGCGTTTCTGCGCTTGGCAGGTCTTCCTCGAACGCGCTAGTGCCGTCTGACAGCATGACCAATTTAGCGCGCTTGCGTTCTGTGTAAAAGTATTCACACACGCGCACATCTTCTTTTGTGACCCATTCGGCGCTTGAATCGCCAGTGCCGCGCGGCATAAAGTTGCTGCCATCGTCTGCGCCGGGATATTGCTCACGAAACACGGCTTTGGGCATCACAGTCGTGATAATGCAACGCTCTGCGTCTGAGCCGTCTGGCAACACAGAATTTGGGTCAAAATAAACCGTAAACGGATTGTCAATCTGCTGGATATAAATCTCTTGATCGAACGAATCTTCGCGCGTGTAATCAGTCACAACGCGCCAATAGCCCCAACCCATACGCACAGCGTAGTCAAACGCGTTGTCATACGCATCGTCAGCGTTGCTGTTTACTTCAATGTGGCGCGTGATGCCCTGCAACACGTCGGCAATCTTTTTGTCAGCTTGATTGTTGACAGGATGCACGCGGATGCGCGGCCGTTGCTGACGCTGCTGATTAGTAATTTGTCTTATGTACGCATCAATTTTATTGATCGTAAGACAGGGGCGCGATTCTAGATTGCGGCTTGATTGGATTTCGACTGGCCATTGATCGCCAGCAGCGAATTTAAGGTCTTCGAGACCTTCCATACGATTATTGCTCTCGGCGTCAATGCACAAACGCAGAAATTTAATCGCATCAGCTATTCGTTCGTCGTTGTCGAATTGAGAATTCATTTATGCCCTCATAATGTGAGTTTATCCCATCCAACCCGATTGCACAACGAAAGTTCCAGCCGTTTTACGGCGCGGCGCGCGGCGCGGCTCGCTGACCATTAGTCCGATGTAACGAAACGCGTCAGCACCGTGCGAGTAATGATCGTGCAGCGGCGTCTTACTAAACTGCTGCGTGTCGGGGTTGACCTCATAGCGATAATGGCGCAAACACGCCAGCCCGTCAGCGCAGTTTTCGCGGTCAAACCAACAGTTTGGGAAAATCGTGCGCGCTGCGTTCAAGCTATCTGCAATCGGCGTGCGCGGGATAATGCGGGTTTTATAGCCAGCTGCGCGCACAATATCGTCGATTGAGCGACCGGCGGCAGCAAGCGTTTTGTTCTCTGCGTCGTGCGGCAACCACAGTGTGTCGTAAACATAGCCAAACGTCTGCATTTTCGACAGGTAATAGCTCATTGTTTGCTGGCTGTCTTCGAGATAACGGATTAGACGCGTTTCCATGCCGATATATTGCACAAACCAAATGGCCGTAGAGTCTGCAAATCCTAGATCAAACACTGCGTGTACGGGTTTAGCTGGATCGTACTTGACGCGCGTAATGCGCCCTTCAAGCTCTGCGCTTTGCATTTCTTTTGCAAACACAGCGCCATCTACGGTTTGACGGCAAACACCTTCCCAGACGGTTGCATAACGCTCAGGATCACGGTTTTTGAGCGTTTCTTTTTCCATAAATAAAGTGTCTGGCAACCACGGGTTGTCAGACCAGTTAATCTTTTGCACCACAGCATCTTGCGGCGGAGAAATAACAAATCGTTGATACGTTTCGTCAGTTTCAAGCTCGGGGTTAAACGTGACCCATATTTCGCTGCCCTGCTTGCGTATCGTAGGTATCAAAATGTCCCACGACCGCGCGCTGACGCTTTGTGCTTCTTCGACCCAACACACGTCAATGCCTTCAAATGACTTAATGTTTGTCGTGTTGTTTTTTAGGCCAGCAAAAAAGAATTCGCTACCGTTACGGCCTCGAATTGACGCCTGTGTAATTTCGTAGAACAAGCCTAGTCCAAGCGATTCAATCTGATCGCACAGCAGCTTATGTACAGAGTCTTTAATTGACGTTTGAAATTCGCGCGCGCACAGCACGCGCAGCGGTCGTTGCGCGCCCTTAATCAACAGCGCACGCGCTACGCCCCACGATTTAGCGCCGCCGCGACCGCCATACAGCACGCGGTAACGCGACTGCGCGGGTTCAAACAAACATTGCAGCTTGATCGGGAATTCAGCGTTGGCAATTGCGCCAGCGACGTCATCCATCTGTGGGTTCGGCTGGCTTTACAAAACTGACATTAATGCTTTGCAACAACGGGCCGCCGCCTTCGCCCATGATTTCCTGCTTTTGCGTTTCAGACCAACGCATTTGCGCTTTTGTCCACCAAATCAGCGCGGTTGTATCGCCGTTTTGCGCTTTGTTAAAAAGCGTATTGGCAATCGATGCGCTCGCTTTAGCTTTACCGATTGCCAATTCAGTTTCGTAGTATTTGCGCAAAGTAGGGTGCGAAATGCCCATAAGAGCCGCGATCTGATCCTGCGGCAAGCCGAGTCCAGCAGCTTCTTCAGCTTGCTTACGCAGGTTATCAGTCGGTTCGTGCGGCGCTTGTGGCATTTTCTCGTCTTTTATTAACTAAATCATCACTTCTTTTTTGAAGCCGCGCGTTTTACTGAATACGCAATCGCAACAGCCTGTTTGACGGGTTTGCCAGCGCGCACTTCGGCTTTGATGTTTGATTTAAACGCTTTTTCAGACTTCGATTTTTTAAGCGGCATGATTAGCTGATAACGCTGTTGATAACTGCAAAATTCAGCACAACAGCTTCAGACAGCGAACCTGCGCTAACGTTCGAAATCGTCACGTCAAACGAACCGGCTGCGACAGCTGAGACGCTGACAAGGTACGAACCGCTAGTGCCGCCAGAGGCGATGCAAACAACAGG